TAAAATCGTACCGAATGTCAGCCGCACCAGACAAATATGCATCGTACGCATGTACAGATCTTACATAAAGTTCAGCGTCTAAGTTTCTAGAAAGACTAACAAAAGTATCCGGCACAGAAAATTTGTCAGGCAAAACTTTGTCAGCCCTGCCTGTCGGTTTTTTGATTGCAATCTTTGCAAAGTCTTTTGAAAGGACTATGCCAGTTCGACCAGACACGTTGCAGTCCGCATGAAAGCAGAACCACAGACGTTGCAATCCATCATCGGTTACGGTAAATGTGTTGGACTTGCCACACACAGGGCAGTCCGCACGATAGCGTCCCAATGGCTGGATGTCCAGCGATTCAACATAACCTTTTAGCCAATTTGGTGATTTCATGTCACAAGGAATAATCGATACAACAAACCTTGTCAACTGCAAATTTTATGTTGACACGACTTGACAGACTGTGCTACCTATTTATTTAACCTACCCTATGGGGATAACTTACTATGAAAATTATTAATAAAATAAACCCGATAGCTAAATCCCTAAGGGACAAACAATATAATAAACAGGTTATACCTAATAAAAAGAAAAGTAAATTGGATAAACTATCTGAAAAGGAAATGCGGGATGGCTCGACCACCAAAGATAGATGAGCCGACAAAGACATACGTTTTGTTGATGAAACAAAAACAGTTTGATGAATTGTCGGTTTTTGCTAAAGAGATGCACAAGAAAAGTTTGGAACAGGTAGCAGTAGCAGACTTGATCAGGGAAGCTATTGACATATACCTAGATGCTTTGAAAGAGGAATCAGATGAAGTCATTGAAGACTGAAAAACTTGAAATAGAAATTGTCGAACGCCTAGATTACCAGTGGGCTTTGTGTGTTCCTGTATCATCTGTCCGTATTGGCGAGACTGACCGTGAACTGGTGAAATCAAAAGATTGTGTAGACTATTTGCGGCACGTTGTACTTTTTGTCGGAAAAAGTCGTTATGATTGCAAAAAATGGCTTGACGACCACAAACAAGTGGTGTTAAGACTAGGAATACCTTACGAGGTGTCGTGAGGTTGTTTCGTTCGTTGGTTGGGGAGCGGGGTTGGAATTAATTTTCCAGCCCCGTTTCTTTTTTTGTTGACAACCTGTTTGATAACCGATATTGGTTATGTATCGTTAATCAATGAAGGGAACGAACGATGGCTAAGAAGCTACAAAACATGACACAAGATGAACGCATAGCCTACTGGGAAAACCAACGGGCTAAAGAACGTGCAGATAGATGGCGTAGAATGAATCATCTGACCCATGACCAACGTGCTACTGTCTTGGACACACAGAAACTATTACAAGAGATGTTGGACACGGCTTTAGATGTTGACATGGGCGGCATCAAGGCAGTAACTGTGTATGACTTGCAGAAGTTGCAAGAAATGGCAGACAAGCTACACTATCATTTCAACATGGGCAGTGATGAAAATAGCTAGACCAAAAGAAGCAACGTGGGACACGGCTAAACTATACCGTGTAGACTTCTACGATTTGCGATTACCAGTATCCGGCACACGGCTCGTGTGGGCTGTTGTCGGACACAAATGGGTTCGTGTTTGCACCCCTGTACAAAACAAGAAGTTTCGTATGCGGCGTGGCGAATGGGACAAAATGTCAACGCAGTTAGTTGAGGAAACGAACGATGAACGTACCAACGATTGAAGAATTAAAACAGGCTTTACAAATCCCTGAGATTACGCCAGAGTATGACAGAGCGGGGCGAGAGATTAAACAAAGAAACTTGCCTATATTTTTCCGTATCAAGAAATGGGAACCGAACGATGCAGACCTTACAACTGAATGATTATGAACGTGGCTACCTTACTGCCTATTACGATACAGTAGTGTTTCCCGACCTAGACGCTGGAAATGATGACGATTGGGTAGGCGTACAAATAGGTAACCGGATGTTTGACATGAATGTCTGGGTTGATGACATGACAGGAAATGTTGTGTGCACAGTCTATGAATGCTATTGGATGGATGGCAACTGGCAAACGAATACACGGCAAAAGGGTTGGGTGATTTCAGATGAAGAACGCTAAACGAAAATTTATAGTTGACATCACCGCTTCAGTCTCTAAACAAATACCTGTTAGTGCGCACACACAAGCTGAAGCAGAAGAAATGGCACATGAAATATTCTGGGAATACTACAACAGCTTGGATGGTGTACCTACACTATTTCAACAGGAAACCTACGACATAGGCGAGGTGTGACGATGGCTAAAGATAATACAGTTTGGATACAGTTAACTAAAACAGAGGCCAANGCCCTGATGGTTATGCTGGACAGTGAGATGGAAAGTCGGTTTGAGTTTGACGGGCTTGACCTAAAGGAATGGGAAACGCTTGACTTGGAAGCCTACAAGATTTTAGCCTTTCACAAGTTCAAGACATGGTATCGGGAGAATTGCGGTGGGTAAGATGAAAGCATTGGCAATGGACAACGAAGACAAATGGTTTGACATTGCCGGATCAGTTATTGGTGGCTGTGAGTTTGTCGGTGAGTTTATGCAACAGATGGAACCACATCGTGATCTGATGGCGCACTTTACTGACAACGAACTAGGCGAATTGATGCGGGAAACTTGGGACATGTTCTGGGAAGACAAACGATGAGCATGTACATAGAGCCAGCCTACCCTGACATGGCAAGTGATCCACGCTTAATTAATGTCAACCTAGAGCGCAAAAGATTGCGTGATATTGTCAGCGATGGTGAGTGGAACGGTAGGGATGTCACTGTAGAAAATTATCAGCTTAAAATATTGTCAGCCGCGTTATTAAATGGCAGACTTTATTTACCTAAATTTTAACGGGGATTTTGTCAGTGGATTTTGTCAGCAAAAATATTGTCAGCCAAAATATCAAGACAACACTCAGCCCCGATTATCCGTGTGATGATTGCGGTGAACCAGCCATGACTAACGAGGCGGGGCGGTTATCCTGTCCCGCTTGCTATTTAAAAAAATTAGGTAAACGAATAAAACCGCTTGACCATACCGGATTTTATCCGTAACGTTTGCAAACCAACAAACGAAAAGGAACCAACGAAATGAAAAAATCTGATATAAACAAACCCGCCGCGACCATGTACCCAAAGAGCCGTCGCGCTGTTGCCGATTGCAAATCTGTTTTGAAGCAATCAAACAATAAAAAGCTATCCAAAGATAAATTGCCCGTAATTAAGAAAGGCAAGTTTAAAGGCTATGTAATCTATACCTTGACGCTAGAAGAACGGGCAACCTGTCCCCGCTACTGCTATCATTGGGACAATTGTTATGGCAACAATATGATGTTTGGGCACCGTATCCAGCACGGCCCCGAACTTGAAGCCGCATTGCAAAAAGAAGTTGCGGAACTTTGCGCGACCTATCGCGGGGTGATCATCCGGTTGCATGTGCTGGGTGATTTCTATTCGGTGGATTATGTCGAACTATGGCAACACCTGTTAACCAAATTTGACAATCTAGCTATCTGGGGCTTTACCGGATACAAGCCGACAAGTGATATTGGGCTTGCTATTCGTGCCGTGCGGGGTTCGTTTGGTGAGCGGTTCGCGGTTCGGTTCAGTAATGCACCGGACTGGCAATTCAGCGCAAACAGTGCCGACCTATACAAGCCAGTAAAAAACAAATCGGTAATCTGTCCCGAACAAACGGGCGCGACCGAATCATGCTCAACGTGCACCGTTTGCTGGGCGGCAGACTATGTGCAAGTTTTGTTTCAAACACACTAGCAAATATTGTCAGGCAATATCTTGTCAGCGTGTTTCTTATTTTTTGGGGTGCCATGCCGCATCGGTTTGTTGGTTTTACTGGCGGCGGTGGCATCATCGGGCAGGTTGAGTAGCGGGGCCTGTCCAACGGGGCGGGGCGGGAATTTTTCCATTTTTTCCCGTCCCGTTTTTTATCTGAATTTTTTTTGACTGGGGGGGGTTCCCATTACGTCAAATCGGTGTATGATTCGTGTATGTTAAATGTTCAATCAACGAAAGGTAACGAACATGTTTGATTCAAATTTAGTCGCATCAACCTATAAACGCGAAGGCGGCGGGATGTATCATCATCATAATGATGTTAACGATATCCGGCTTTTTACTGAACTGGGTTCGGTTCGGCGGGTTCCAATTGAGGCCATAGCACCAACGCACATTGGCACTGAATACGAATTAGTCGAGCCGCAACCTATGCCCGATTATTCGGCTTTGCAGAATACAGCGACCGGGGAAGTGTTAAACACGCGGCCAGTCGGTGCCAGTTATAAACTTGTGCCGCATGATGAACTGTTCGCGAACCATGCTGAAATTTTGGCGGGTTCAGATTTACCCATTGGCAATGTCAAGGTTCTAGACCGCATCTATGACGGGGGATTACGGGCACACCGAACCGTGCACTTCATGGACTTGCAACACGCAGTCGGTGATAAGCAGGACAATGTTGTCTGCCGCATGGATATCTTCAACAGCATTGATATGAGTTGGGCTTTTCAGATATTCAGTGGGGCTTATCGTGACTTGTGCCGCAATACGTTGGTGTTTGGCGGTGAAAAGGCTTACCACCAACGGGCAAAACACACTAAGAACCTAGAGCCAACCGCATTGATTAGCAAGGCGGCAATGGGTTTGAACATGTGGGAAAACCAGCTTGACCAGATGCAATTGTGGCGGGGTGCCCGTCTATCGGATGAGCAATTCGGGCAAATCCTTGCCGAAACTGTCTGTCACAAATCCGGCAAGGCGGCAGAACTAGGCCACGCCAAGCCAGTTAACGAGCGGCTGTTCAATTACCTGATGCATCAATTCGAGGCAGAAAAGCAGGAACTGGGTTCAACCATGTGGGCGGCCTACAATGCCCTGACGCACTGGGCAACCCATACCAACATCACATGGACTGGCGCGGATGGTGTCGAGCGGCAGACTGGCAAGAGTACAGCCAGCCAGCACATGGTTCAGCGTAAACGTAATGAAGACGTGCGGAACGTTATTACCAGCCCGTCATGGCAATATCTAGAAGGATTGGCGGCATAACATGGCTGAATTTATCGCAACCATTTACAAGCTTGTTTGGATCATCGCGCTTGTAACTATTCTTTTAATGATCCTTTAATCGGAAGAAAGGAACCGATAAAATGACAACCAACAACGAACATATCAAAGAACTTTGCAACCAGCTTGTGTCGGCTGTCCGTGCCGATGTAAAGCAGGACTTATACCAGCGGTTTAAGGCTGAGTTTGATTTTCAGACTGGTATGCACGGGGAACCATTGCAACCAGTCCGGCGGCGGGGTGAACGTGGGGCAGATAAACGGGCTTTCCGTCCGAATTCATCACTTGCGCGGGTTTATCGTACCCTTGCGGCTAGAAAGCACGGCATCAATATAAAGACCCTTGCCCGTGAATCCGGCTTGTCTATTCGCGGGGTTTCTAATGCGGTTCATCGGTTGCGCCAACATGGCTATAAAATTGTGGTGAACCGTGCCGGATATCAGCGGCCTAAATATAAGCTTGCCAGCTAGGCCGGATTTAGCTAACAATATTGGGACTGGCGGCGCGGTGTTGCCAGTCTCACTAGAACCAACGAAAAGGAACCAACGTTATGAAAACCACAATATCAATCAACAAGGAAGATTTTAACAGCGATGCAAAGCGTATGGTTGTTATCACGACAACCGAACAAGCTTTAATCTTGCAATCAGTCGAAGCCTTAGAAGCACAGGCGGCAACCTTGAAAGCAATGTTGCGGTCAATGGGGTTTGATCACTTTACAACCTTAACCGACAACCCACGCACCGTTGCACGGCTTAACCTGACAGTAAAAGGCCAAGATGATGCTGAGTAATGTTGTGATGCTGATTTGTTTGGCATGGGTTTCTATCGCTTGTTGGTGCCTATTTATTGAATTGTGGAATAGGCGCAACGATACCTGAAACCGACCCGTATTCCTCCCACTTAACCCCGTTTGGCTAGTCCGGCGGGGTTCTTTTTTGGCTATCGTCTGAAATATCCGGCTTGGGTTTGATATTGCGGGATAAATCGGGCGGCGGGTGTGTTTGTTTTGTGTGTTATGTTAACCGTGACAGCTTACCTTGTGGGTTTTCTATATGGGCAAGGTGTCAACGGGGACTAAAAAAAAGAAACCAACGGCGCGATATAGGCGGGGAAAACAGGCGGGTTGGTTTTCTGGGGTTGGTTGTTAGTGGTGATCCACGGCATTGGCAATGGGGAGTACCCTTATGGGGTACGCAAGGGCCACCCGGGGGGTACCGGTATCTGTATGCAATCTCGACAGCAATTTTATATTTTGGGGGTTACCGATATAGGTATGAAACCGACGTGTAGGGATGCCCCAGCAGGGATGCAACCGACGTGTAGGGGAGGGTTCCGTGTGATTTAGGCAAAAAAAGACCCCAACGGGGTATCCCGAAGGGGTAGGAAACCGACGTGTAGGGGTAGCTGGGGGGTAATGGGTTATTTCCCTGAGGGTCTTAACCTCATTGTATAGGTAATTTTCCAATTTGTCAACAAAATTCGTACCCAAATTTATTTTTTTATCAAAAAAAAGTAACCTGCATGGATATTCCTGTTGACTTACATACATATAGTGGCTATACTTGTGTTGTGGGGCAAGGTTTATTTAGCACATCCCGACAAAAACCAGTAGAAAACCCTTGACATTGGGCGATTGAGGCTACAAACTACCTTCCCACATCAATAAACAACAGGAAATCGACATGTTAGAAGCTTGGTTACTTGTCTGCTTGTCGGTTTCACCAGACATGTGTGTAGAAATACGAGATACACGCGGTCCTTACCCCACCGAACAGCAATGCAAAGCACGAATCGTTGAAATGGAAAAGTTCGTTGTGTCCCAACAGCTATTTCCTGTAGATGTAAGCTGGCGTTGCAAGTTCGTTTCAGAGAATGACGATGAATCTACTTCCCCAGACACACAAAAAAAGGGAGTTGACCCAACAACAGGAGCGGTTCCTAGAATTGCTCTTTGAAAATGGTGGTCAAGTCACCGCAGCAGCCCTAGATGCAGGATACTCACGTGGATCTGCTGCGTGGCTTAAGTCAACTCTTGCTGATGAAATCGTAGATCGCACTAAAACCATCTTAGCTACCAATGCAATGAAGGCAGCTAACCGTGTGATTCAGACGATAGATAACCCCGCCCCGGAAAGAGGTGACGACCTGCGCCTCAAAGCCGCTGAGTCGCTCTTGAATCGCGTCGGCGTAGCAAAGCAGGAACAAATCAACCACAATGTAACGGCAGTACACGGCGTAGTCCTACTGCCACCGAAGAAAGAAGTCGTTATAGACGGATAGGATTAGTCGATGGTAGAACAACAAAGAAGCAAAATGCTAGGTGCCAGAGCAAGACTTGCAGAAGATGCACTTTTAAGTGGAGAAAAATTGTCTGATAAACAGATTGCTGGTTACTTAAAAGATTTAAACGAAGCAAACATGAGTGGTGCCATCAGTAGTAAGTATGATCCCTACGATAAAATTACCCTAAGTGTTGTGAAGAAAGTAAATTCAAATAAAGATGGCATGGCATACGGCGGTACAGCGAAACCAAAAAGAAAAGCTATGGCACACGGCGGCAAAGCCTGTCGCGGACGCAAAGCAAACTATAAGGCATAAGTGATGGCTGACGACAAAGAAATCCGTACAGACGGTCGTACAGACAAAGAAATCCGCATAATTGCAATCAGCGGAGACATAACCAACCTAACCGACAATCAATTGGATAGGTGGAACAACACAATTAGCAAAGACATGTACGGTAAAAAGAAAATGGCTAGTGGCGGAAAGGCGTGTCGTGGCAGACAAGCAAGCAGATCAGCAGAAACCAGCTAAACGAACCTATCAATTGTCCACCGCTGAACGTGCCCGTCGTGGGGCACAGAAGCGTTTACGGGCTGCAAAGAAGAAAGCTACACAAGCTACGAAGAAAGCGGAAGCACAAAGAAGTTATGCCCGAAAGCTGGAAAAGACAATTGGAAAAGTCGAAAAGGGAGTTGCAGGAAACGGAACGAACGTCATCGATGAGGGAGATCTCTCCGTTCTACCCCCATCCGTTTCCGACCTTGTGGGTGATTCTGAAATTGTCTTCCAAGCTAATCCCGGCCCTCAAGAAGAGTTTCTTTCAGCAGGTGAACAAGATGTATTGTATGGGGGAGCGGCTGGTGGCGGCAAAAGCTTTGCACTACTTGCCGACCCTTTGCGTTACTGCCACAATCCTAATCATCGTGGCCTTCTTTTAAGGCGCACCCTCGACGAACTAACCGAACTCATAGATAAATCACGCCAGTTATATACAAAGGCGTTTCCCGGAGCAAGGTTCCGCGAATCAAAATCAACGTGGGTGTTCCCGTCAGGTGCCACGATTTGGTTTACCTACCTAGACAGAGACAAGGACGTTACCCGTTTTCAAGGTCAAGCCTTCAACTGGATAGGTATCGACGAAATTACACAATACCCAACCCCTTACGTCTGGGACTACCTACGTTCCCGACTACGTTCCACAGATCCTGAACTTCAAAAGAATCTATATATGCGCTGCACAGCCAACCCCGGTGGTGTTGGTGGCTGGTGGGTCAAGAAGATGTACATCGACTCACGCACAGAAAACCAAGCGTTTCCCGCATACGACATAGATACGATGAAGCCCTTTGTATGGCCTAACGGTCACGAGAAGGCAGGTCAACCGTTGTTCTACCGCAAGTTCGTTCCTGCACGGTTGACTGATAATCCCCACCTCATGGCAGACGGACAATACGAAGCCATGTTGCGTTCGCTCCCAGAAGTTGAGCGGAAGAGACTTCTAGAAGGGGATTGGGATGTGGCAGAGGGAGCGGCCTTCCCAGAATTTTCACGAGTGAGACATGTGGTCGAACCTTATGATCTTCCCACCAACTGGCCCCGAATTCGTGCCGCCGACTACGGCTACGCGAGTCCGTCGTGCGTTCTTTGGGGGGCTATTGACTGGGATAATAATATCTGGGTTTATCGTGAACTTTATGCAAAACACTTGACAGCAGAGCAATTAGCTGATAAAATATTAGAAGCAGAAGAATTTGATCCACTACCTCACTACACCGTTCTCGACTCGTCTTGCTGGAACAAGACGGGTTTTGGTCCATCTATAGCAGAGACAATGATGCGTTGCGGTGTGCGTTGGACACCATCAGACAGAAATCGTATTCAAGGTAAGATGGAAATACATAGAAGGCTAGGTGATGATCCGTACACAGAAGAACCACGCCTACGCATCTTCTCTACGTGTCAGCACATAATCAAACAGCTTGCAGGTATCCCTCTTTCAAAAACGAACAGTGAGGATGTGGATACAAAGGCTGAAGACCACGCCTACGACGCACTACGATACATGGTGATGACACGGATGAGTGGATACTCTGCAATACATCAACAACTAGGTGCAATCAAAAACCACGTGTACAAAGTACAAGACGAAGTATTCGGATACTAGATGAGCAAGACACTCGACAAACGTGTAGAGCAACTAAATCTCATAAAAGAGAGTTTGTTCCCTGACGGGGTAATTACTCCCGTATCTGAAATACAGGAACGTATAGCTGCTGGAACACATACTGTCCGTGATGGACTTATAGCAAGACTATATGCAAAGGGTATGCCTATTGACCCCGGTCTTTTAAATTTAGATAGCACAAAAGAATTTGCACAATCATTAAAAAAGGCTTTTCCTGTAGGACCAAAATCTCCATCTAAAGGAGTAGAAGGATATTCTATCCTACTTAATAAATTACCCAAAAACAATATT